CACACTTCCCCCTGGATCAGTATTTCTATACTAACCTGGGTCACGTGAGTAATGAATTGCCAAAGTTCTTGGCAACTACTAGTACAGAATCCCCTGCCCAAGTAATATTGGTGCCAAAGGATTCTCGAGGCCCACGACTTATCTCTGCTGAACCGTTGTACTTACAATGGATTCAACAGGGTGCTAGCCGTGCGCTTGTGAGGCATGTTGAGCGACACCCTTTAACTAAGGGACGTGTCAACTTCACAGACCAAGAACCGAATCGTCAAGCTGCTCTAAAAGGCAGTGTTGATAACTCGTTATCCACTCTAGACCTCGCTGAGGCCTCAGATAGGATATCTCTTGGTCTTATTCGCCTGCTCTTCCCTGGACCCCTTCTTGGGGTATTGGAAGCTGTCAGGAGCCAGAGTACGCGGTTGCCTGATGGTACCGTAGTAACACTCGGCAAGCATGCACCGATGGGTTCAGCATTATGCTTCCCCGTCCCTGCATTAACTTGCTTTGCGATACTATGGGCATCGGCACCGGACAAAGATGCTCGGAAGAGTATCTTAGTGTATGGAGATGACGTGATAGTAAAGAGGGATTTCGCCCTGCATGCTATCGAACAGCTAACTTATTTTGGTTTAGAGATAAACTGCAATAAGAGCTGCATCAGTGGCTCCTTTAAGGAGTCTTGCGGCATGGACGCCTTCTTAGGCGAAAATGTCACACCGGTCCGATTAAAGACCGTCTGGTCGTCTACTCCGAGTCCTAGCATCTATTCCTCATACATTGAGTTCTGTAACTCTTGTTGGGATAGACGTCTGTTTCACGTTTACGATTATATCGTAGGGTTACTAAAGGATATCTATCCAATAGTACCTGGTTCCGATCTGGATGTTCCAGGTCTACGACTTCGTGGTCAGACTGTGTCCCGTAAACAGATCAAGAAAAGACGAAACTTCCACTTGCAAAAGATGGAATATCGGCTTCTCGAGGTCTGTTCTCGGCCCGTACGCAAAGAAACGAATGATTATCGTCCCTTACTTCGGTACTTTACCGAAGCGGTACGTGATCGTAACGACTATGCCCTTCGGGCACGGCAGCACAACCACGCAGGTGCGGTTACACTAGACGATTCCATTGCGGAATCGTCTTTCACAGCTAGCCAGTACAC